TTGAGTATGTTGAAAAAGATTATCCTGATATTATGTCAGGTTGGAATAGTGAGTTTTTTGATTTACCTTATATCTTAAATAGGTGTACTCGTATACTTGGTGAGGAATGGACTAATAGAATATCACCTTCTGGTAAGGTTTATAGTAGAACAATACGGGGTCAGTTTGGTCAAGAGCAGCAACGTTGGTATGTTGAAGGTATTTCATTAATTGACTATTTAGACGTATATAAACGTTTTTCGGTAGGTGTAAAAGAAAGTTATAAACTTGATGCGATTGGTGAGGCCGAGTTAGGTGAAAAGAAAGTAGATTTTGGTAATATGAATCTTGCTACTCTAGCTGATACTGATTGGCAGACGTTTGTTGAATATAATATTCAAGACGTTAGACTGCTAACTAACTTAGAAGATAAACTAAAGTATACAGAACTAATTAAGATGTTAGCTTACGTGGGTTTAACTACCTTTGAAGCTGCTATGGGATCTCTATCGGTAATTAATGGTGCAACTGCAGTTATATCAAGAAAGCGTGGTCAGTGTGTACCTTCGTTTATTAGAAATGCAGACACTGGTAAGAACCCGGGTGCTTATGTTGGTGAGCCTTTGAAGGGGTTTCAAGAAAATATTATATCGTTTGATGCTAACTCTCTGTATCCGAATGTGATGATATCTCTAAATATGTCTCCGGAAACTAAAGTAGGTAAGATTGAAGATAAGAATAATAATGAAATAGTTATACGGCATGCTAATGGTCAAGTTTTTACATTGAGTCATGAGAAGTTTTTAAAGTTCTGTAAAAAGGAAGAAATAGCTATTAGTAAAGCGAACGTATTATTTACTCAAAAGAAAAAAGGTGTTATGCCTGAAATTTTAGATTATTACTATGATAAAAGGGTTACTGTTAAAACTAAACTAGGTAAATTAAAAAGAGAATATTCTAAGAATAAGAATAAAGAACTTAAATTTGAGATAGAACAATTAGATGCAAAGCAGTTATGTATTAAGGTTTTAATTAATTCCATTTACGGTTACTTTGGTAATAAGCATGCACCTTTTGGTGATGATGATATTGCAGCTTCAATTACATTAACTGGTCAAGCAGTTATTAAGCAATCAAACGAATTACTTAAAAAGTATATTAAAGAAAAAGCTAATATTGAAGATGAAAAAACTCTAAATGATTGTATCATATATAACGATACTGATAGTAGTTATATTTCAGTTAAACCTCTCGTTAAAGCCGGTTTAACATTTAAAGATGATTCAGGTAAATTAACTCAAGCATTTCATGATGAAGTACAAAATATTGAAGATTTCTTAAATGATGAAATTAAAGTATGGGGTGGTAAAAACTTAAATTCTAAAGACTGTAGATTTATCTTTAAACGTGAGGTTATAGCTGATGTAGGTGTGTTTTTGCAGAAGAAACGCTATGTTATGCATATTTTAGATGATGAAGGTATACCAATGGATAAGTATAAGTATACTGGGGTTGAGGTTGTTAGAAGTACAATGCCTGATGCTATTAAACCTCATGTAAAAGAAATTATCGAAACGATGCTATCTACTCAAAGTATTGCTAAAACTAATGCAGTTCTAGATAAAACGTATAAGATATTTAAAGATTTACCAGTCGAAGATATTACGTTTGTATCTGGTTTAAAAGGCTATGAAAAATATGCAGGTCAATGTGATGATTGGAAAACTGCAAAAGGTATGCCTATACACGTTAAAGCTGCTTACTATCATAATATGCTACTTAAAAAATTTGATATAGAGAAAAAGTATGAAACTATTAGTTCAGGTGATAAAGTTAGATATTTTTACTTACAACAACCTAACCCGTATAACTTACCAAGTTTAGCATACAAATATTATTACCCAGATGAGTTTAAAAAAATATTTCACGTTGATTACGATAAAATGTTCGAGAAAAATCTTTACAATATCATTGAAAGATTTTACGATAATGTTAAATGGTCTATTCAAAAACCAGGTAATGCGGTGATGACTAATCTTTTCGATTTACTTAATTAACATTTTTTTAAGTGAGGGGAAGCTAATATTACCGTATATTTTTTTATATTTTAATCTTACTGTAGATTCATCTAGAGAAAGTATTTCTGTTATTTGATGTAATTTTTTACCTTCTCTAACTAACTGTTCAAATGTTTGCTTATCGAAAGGTTTATAATTTGGATTTTCTTCGCCTGACTTACAGGTCTTTAAAGTACCATATCTTTCCATTCTGGTTTTATGCATTTTTTCAGTACGCTCTTTTGAATGCTTTCTACCTATATTAAACGGGGAACCGTATTTTAATCTAGCCTCACTTATACGTTTTTTTGATGAATCTGTATGCTTAGAATTATAACCACCGGTTAAAATATTATAACCGATATCAATTGTATTATAATGTTGTATATAGAATTTCTCTTTTAGATTTAAATCATCCATATCTGTAGTTTTATAAAGCTCACATATCGTAAAGTTATCTTTACCATACTTGTTCATTGCAGGGTATAGCTTAAATTTATTTTTTTTAAGAACTGATAAACGGCAGTGTTCTTTCCATCGTTCTTTAATGCTTCTTGTAGTTATACCAATATAATTTTTTCCGTTTATATTATTAGTTATTTTGTAAACAAATCCTTGCATAATAATATTTATACTTTCTGTACTGCATATACTGGTTTTATTAATAAAAAACGATCTTTTAGGTTGATATTTTAATCTAATAATATAAAATATATGTATGGAAGAAAAAAATTATAGTACATTTATCGATAACGCTGGTCGTGCAGTTTTTGCAGAAGTAGAAGCAGATACACCTGAAGAGCTCATCGTAAAGAACCCGGTAATGATTACCGTTCAACAAGGAGAACAAGGTCAAATGGCTGTTCAATTATTTCCTTTATTTTTTCAAGAATTTGTAACACCTGATGATAATGAATCTCGTGCTAACTACTTTACGTATAGAAAAAGTAATATCGCTGTAGGTACAGGTTTTTCAATTGAAAGTCGTATTGTTGAACAATACGAAAAAATTGTCAACCCAACTTTAGTACCAAATACACCTGTAGCGGGTAATAATGAAGAGCCAGAAGTTATTAAGCTCTTCGACGAATAATAAAAAAAAAATAAATAAAAAAACAGCCTCTCATAACTAAAAAATATGAGAGGTTTCCTATGATTATAACTCAAGAAATATTTGATTATAGGAGGAACGGTTATATAATAGTAGTATATGAGTAAAGAAATTGATGATATTTTATCTGTAATTGATAAATCTAATCCATATGCATCTTTCTTAAATGAAAGTGCTATTAGTAATGTAGATGGTTGGTTAGATACTGGATCGATGGTACTAAATGGTATCGTGTCTGGTTCATTATTCGGTGGTATACCGAGAAATAGAATGACCTTATTAGCTGGTCCTAGTATGACTGGTAAGAGTTTTATATTGCAAAAGATTTTAGCCAATGCCCAGAAAGAAGGTTTAATACCAGTTATTTTTGATAGTGAAAACGCTATTGATAAAGACGGTGCCGAAGCGTTAGGGTTAGATGTTAGCAAAGTAAAATATGTACCTGTTTTTAGTATTGAAGAATGTCGTAATACTATTTTTGACTTCTTAACTAAAGTGAAGGAAAATGGTCAAGAAGGTAAATTTATTATAGCTATTGATTCGTTAGGTAATATGGAGAGTCAATTACAGATTAATCGCCAGACGAAAGGCAATGTAAGTGCTGATATGGGTAGTAGAGCTAAAGCTATGAAATCTTTATTACGCACTTTAACTCAGTTATCGGGATTAACTAAAACTACTATTCTAGCTACTAATCATATCTATGAAGATCCGGCTGCATTATTTCCTTCTTTAGTTAAAGCAATGCCTGGTGGTACTGCTACTGTTTACCTCCCTTCAGTTACTATTCAATTAGCCCGTAAACCTGTTAAAGAAGATAAAAATACAGATGGTAAGTTAGCTGTTGGTCAGAAGAATTATTCAGGTGTTATACTTAGAGCATTAACGGTTAAAAATAGATTTGTTAAGCAATACTTGCAAGGTGAAATGTATCTATCTTTCGATAAAGGTTTAAACAAGTATTATGGTCTATTAGATCTTGCAGTAGGTTTAGGAGCAGTTATACAAACTGGTTCTACTTATACATTACCAGATGGTAAGAAACTTGGATATTATAGTAAGTGGAAAGATGATACGGAACTGTGGGATAATACTATTATACCAGTTGTTGAAGAGAAAATTAAACAAGAATGGAAGTATAGTAATAAATCTGAAGAAGATGAAATTATACCAGATGAAGTAAACGATGAAGAAGAATAAAATAGTTATAACCTTATCAGGTGGAATGGATTCATCTGTACTGCTTTATAAAGCAGCTGAACAATATAATGAAGTACATACTGTAACTTTTAATTATGGTCAGCGTCATGATAAAGAATTAGAAGCAGCTGAAAAGCAGTTAGTAAATGCTAAGCATGACTTTCCTAATGTTACATTTACTAATAAATTATTAGACGTTACTTATATTAAGGATATAGCTGATACATCTTCTCTTACTAATGATGATATAGATACACCTGATGTAAAAGATATAATGGGTGAGGCTCAACCTAAATCATATGTACCATTTCGTAATTTAATGTTTTTAAGCATATTACTATCATATGCAGAAAAAATGGAAGCTGATGAAGTGTGGTACGGTGCAGCAGAAGCCGATAGTCTTGCTGGTTATTGGGATGGTTCGGTACAATTTGTAGATAAAATGAATCAGATTTGTTTATTAAATCGTGAAGTAGATGTAAGAGTGAGAGCTCCTTTACTAAAAATGAGTAAAAAACAGATTATTTTAAATGGTGTAGAGCTTGGAGTTAATTTTGCTGATACATATACATGCTATTCTGGTGAATATCCTTGTGATGCAAACAGTGCAAGTAGTGCTCTTAGATTAAAAGGTTTTATAGACGCAAAGTTACAAGATCCTCTTTTATATAAACAGCAAGATAAGCTAGACGCTGTGTATGAAAAGAATGATTGTATATCAATTGTAAAATAAGTAAAAAAAAAGGTATGAAATATTTCATACCTTTTTTTATTTGTATATTAAAATACTTTAGTAGCCGTGTGTATGGCGCCTTTGCTGTGCATATAAGTTTTGTACTCGTTGTCTTTCTTGAACAGCAAGATGTTGATTAATCTCTAATTGAGACATCTTAACCTCTTCAGCTTCTTCTCTCGCTTCTACAGGAGCTGTTGACATGTACTGGCTGGTTGAAAACTCTTCATCTTCTCCACCTTCTCTTTTTCTGAAGTAGAATTTTTGAAGTGTATTGTATCCCCATTCATCAGGATTAAAGTTTTCGAAATTTTGTACCATTTCAAATTCATCAGGTGATAGAATAGATAATTCTTCAAGCGGTGTGTTGTCAAGATTTGCCTCTTCATCTTCATAATGATCAGCAACTGCTCTTGCATGTGACTGACCAGCTCTTTCTTGCTCCTTTTTCATCGCTTTAGCAATAGCTTCACCTCTACTCTTTTCGTATTCAGAGATTTCACCATCATCGTCTAAATCAGCTTTTTCGGTGTCAATTTCTTCATCACTATAAGGACAGTCTTCAGCATCTTCTGGTCCGATTTCTTCACTTGTGTCTATTGGAAAATCCATTCTCATTCTTCTATTTTCTAGTTCATAATCTTCTAAATCACCTTCTTGGGAAATACCATGTTTACGACCATATCTATCAGCTGTTAACTTATTTTTATCAAAACTCATTTTTTTAACAGCATCAATAACACTATCCATATCCATTTCTTCTTCACCTTCTGGGTAGTCAGCTACTAATTTTTCTCTTTGACCTAAATCGACTTCACCCCCAAATTTATCAACTGTTTCCATTTCACTCGGTTTTACAATTACAACTGAAACAACGTCATCTTGAGATATATCATCCAAATTAATTTGTGTACCTTTAAAATTGTTAAGAGTTACTCTATATTTTAAACCGTCGCTAACGACTGTATATAAATCATTTTCCCCAACTTCACCTTCAGATTTTAATTTTGTATCACCACCAAGATTCAATTGAAGAGTCTCAAAACCGGTATCACCTTTCTTGAGACCTTCTTTTGCTGAACCTCTTTCTCTTGTCGTAATCTTAACTTCCGGTTTTTGTGCTAATGGTTTTGATACCTGAGCTACGACATTTATAGCTTGTTGTATATCTTCATCGGATAAATCTGCAACATCTATTTCAGGGTTTTCTTTTTGTAAAAATCTAATAACCTTGGTTGCAAAGTATCTAGGTGTCATAGTACCTTTTAAATCTCTAATATCTTCCATACCCATTAGTTTTGCTCTAAGCGGATCTGCAATTTTTTTACCTCTTGCTTCTTGAACGATGTCAAGGTCAATATCTTGCATATTATGCATATAATTAGAAGTACTCTCGTTGATAATTTTTTTATTACTCCAGTTATGTAAACTCATATTATTATTTATTGATTTTATCCTATTTTATGCTATAATATAATTATATGTGTGGTATATATTGCAGTAATAATCTAAGTACGTTTGAAATATTAGAGCAAGCTAATAAAAAACGTGGTAATTTTTCTACCGGTATATTTTATTGTTATGGCGGTGCAAATTATCATATAATGAAAGAAAATGGAGGGGTTGATTGGAATAAAATAAATCTACCGAAGGGTGACCGTTTTTTATACCTTGGACATAATCAAGCGCCGACAGAAACAGGTAGGGATTGGAAGGATGAAACGTCTCACCCGTTTTGGTTTGGTGATTGGATAGTAGCACATAATGGTGTTTTAACTAATTATGAGGAGTTAATAGATGAATACCTTCCAATGCATGATAACCCGGTAGATAGTAGTATTATACCAGCATTATTAGATGAATTTGAATATAATCATGGTCCTTGTGAAGATACTGAAGCTGAAATTCAAAATATTTTATATACAATAGAAAAACTTAAAGGTACTTTTGCACTTTGGATAGTAAACATTAAAACAATGAACGTATATATAGCTAGACAAGGTAGCACGTTGTTTTATAAAGATGGTAATATATCATCTATCAAAGGTTTAGAATATAAAGAAGTAAAACAAGGTATCCTTTACAATTATTCATACGAAGGTCTAACAGAAATAGATGGTTTTGTGTATGATTCACCATTTTTAACTTTATGAATATAAATTATGTAACAATTAATGAATGTAATGAGTTAGATAAACTAAGATTTATCAAATTTGTTTACGATAATACAGATTCCTTTATACTAAATACGTTTGGACATGTATGGTCTGGTAGAAATTGGTGGAAAAAATTTCCTATTGAGTTGTGTACCGATGATGCAGGTCGAGTACTTGGTCTACATGCATATACAGTTAATGATAAATTTGAAAAAACGTTAAAAACATATTTTATTATTACAAATAAAGGTGCCCGTGGTCAGGGTGTAGCAAAACTTTTGATTAAAAATGCAATCTTTAAACATAAAGATGATATTGATTTTTATTACGTTAATTCCGATATAAGAAGCGATGGATGTAGCTTTTATAAAAAATGGTTAGGTAAAAATTTTGAAATAGTTGAAAATGATTTTAACTCCCAAGATATAATATATAAGGAACCAGTTTATAATATTATAAATGGATAAACTAAAACAAACTGGCAAGCCGCGGCAATTTGATACAGGTGCTCAACGTGATAATGCTGATGGTAAGTTGCGTATGAGTCTTGTACCACATAAAGCACTTAACGATGTCATGAAGCGATATCTGCAAGGGGCAGAAACTTATAATGAAAATAATTGGAAGAAGGGAATGAAGCATTCCGTCTTATATGATTCAGCAATGAGACATTTAATGGAAGATTTCACTGGGGATGAAAGTGAAGATCATCTAGGTGCTGCTTTATGGAATATTATGGGTATGATTTGGAATAGAGAAAACAAGCCTGAATTAGACGATCGCAAAGATTATGAATAACATAAAAATTTATACAGCTACAAAAAGTAAAAAGGAGACGACACCTCTCTATAAATCTTTAAATCGCGTTTTAGCAGATTATGGTCCAATAATGCCGTTTGATGTACATTACGAAGAGAATAATACTAGGAGTTTGCAAAAATGCTATAATAATTTCTTAGAAGATGCTAAGCAGAATGATATTGATATTGCTGTCTTTATACATGATGATGTTTTTATTAATACAAGAGACTTGCGATCTCGTCTGCAGGATAGTGCGAACCGATATACAGTATTTGGGCTAGCTGGAGCTACTTCCTGTAAAATTGGCAACCCTGCTTTATGGCATCTTATGTCAGAGAGAAAGGATCAGAGAGGTTGTGTAGCTCACGGGAATGAAGAGTCATATATGTATACTTCTTTCGGGTCTATCCCTAGCAGATGTTTAATTATCGATGGAGTATTTATTGGTATTAATATTAAACAGTTACCTGAAGAAGTAAAATTCGATGAGACATACCCATGCAAATGGCACTATTACGATTTAGATTTCTCACTTGAATGTAATAGGAACAAAGTTATAATAGGTGTAGTTGATATACCTATCATACATTCTAGTCCAGGATTAACTAACCCTGATAAAGAGTTTTACGATGGTCAACATTACTTTATTAATAAATGGAAGAAATAGGAAGATTAAATTTAGATTATTACGAGCAAGTTATAGTTTATAAAAGTTTGACAAACGAAAGTTATCTAACTCAAATTATAGACCATATAAAGCCTGATTATTTTAATGATAAAAATATTAAGACTGTTTTTAGTCTTATAAAAAGTTTTTATGTAAAGAGGCAAAGTATACCTACTGTAACTGAGTTAAAGTCTTACTTAATTAATGACGAATTAAAAGATAGTTTTAAGTCTGTTGTAAAGAATTTTTCTAATATTGATAAAAACTTTAACGATGAAGAGTTAACTTCTAATACTGAACGTTTCTTAAAAGAAAGAGCGATATACAATACAATGTTATCAGTTGCTGAAGATGTTAGTAAAGGTGAAGTTAATACGAGTTTTATTTTAGATAGTTTTGAAAAAAGTTGTAATGTTAATTTAAAAGAAGAAATAGGTTTAGATTTATTTGAAAATATTGATAAGGTTGTAGATGACTTGAATGTAGACCAACCTACTATATCTTCCGGTTGGAAATGGTTAGATGATAAAATAGATGGAGGTTTCTTAGAAAATGGTAGATCGTTATATGTATTTGCAGGTGAATCTAATGTTGGTAAATCTATATTTTTAGGTAATATAGCTTGTAATATAGCTGCTAAAGGTAAGACAGTTTTAGTTATAAGTCTTGAAATGTCTGAGATGATATACGCAAGAAGATTATCATCTAATATAACTAGAATACCAATGAAAGAATTAAAAGGAGCTGGTCAATCCCTATCAGCTCAAATAAAAAATTATAATAATGGTAAACCAAATAGTAAAATTTTAATTAAAGAGTTTCCTCCTAGTACTGTTACACCTCAGAATATACAAGGTTATATTACCGAATTAAAAAATAGAGGTATTAAAGTAGATGCAGTTGTTCTTGATTATTTAAATCTACTAAAAAGCCCTCTTGGTGATAATTCTTATGAAAGAGTTAAGCATGTTGCTGAAGGTATACGAGCATTGAGTTACGTTTTTGAATGCCCTTTTATTTCTGCTACCCAGTTAAATAGGTCAGGTTACGATGAAGAGAACCCTGGTTTAGATACTATATCAGAATCTATTGGAATGGCTGCTACAGCTGACTGTATTTTTAGTATATTTCAAGATGATGAAGATAAAGAGTTAGGTATTGTTAAAATGGGTATGATGAAAAATAGGTATGGTGCTAATTACGGTTATACAGCATTAAGATTAAATTACGATACGTTAACTATTTCTGAAGATGAAACGTTAAACGTTGATGATGAAGGTAGTGAAATGTCTGATTTAACTAGTACTCTTAACATGTTGAGTAATTAAAAAGAGGAACTAAATAAAAATAATGCCTAAGATCCATATAATTACTGATGCAGATCTCGATGGAGCTGGTTCATACTTATGTTTAAAGTATGCATATGAAAATGCGTCTATATCATATTCAGTCACTACTGAAAAAAAGTTTTTAACTGATGTTGCATCTTCTTTTAAATTCAATGACTATGACCTGGTAATAATTAGTGATCTCAATTTAAAAGAAGATGAAATAAAACTATGTGATTTAAAAAATGTTATAATAGTTGATCACCATAAAGAGCATACTGAATTAATCAATAATTATAAAAATGCTAAGCCGATTATTAAAGATTATACTTCATGTACCAAATTAATTTACGATACATTTAAGTTAGAGGGTAAGTTAAATAAAAATCAAAAACTTTTAATAAAATTAATTGACGACTATGACAGCTATACTTTAAGCTTACCGTTTAGTAAACCATTAAATCAAGTATTTTGGTCTTATACTGGAGATAGAGTTAACAAATTTGAACAAGATTTTAAAGATGGCTTTTTTGGTTTTAATCAATTCCATAAAAATGCTCTTAAAATTATAGAAAATAAAATTGACAGTTTTTTTAAAGAAGAACCTATCAATTTTGGTAATATTAAGATCGGTGGAAATGATTATAATGTAGCTGGTGTAATGGTAACTTTTAGTCCGAATGAAATTGCAGAAAATATTATAAAAAAATATAAGGTTGATTTTGTTATTATGATAAACATTAAGGGTAAAAGCGTATACATGAGACGTGGTAAAGAATGCACTTTAAATATGGGTAAGTTAGCTTCAAAACTAATAGAAGGTGGTGGTCATGAAGACGCTGCAGGTGGAATTTTAAACGATTCAATAATTAATATTACTAAATTTCTTAAACCAATAAATGAAAAATAATATACCGTTTGAAGATATACAAAATCAAGAATTTGAAAAATCATTTTATTCTTTTTGCACTTTTGTGTCTTTAGTAAATGATAAAAAGATGAATTTTGCAACAGTTTTTTTAAAGATACTTGAAGATAAAGCCTTGCGTGATATTTTTATTAGTATTATTGAAGAAGAAAATGAATTTACAGCTATTAAAAAATATATTCAAACCGAACCATCGGTAACTAAAAGTAAATATGTAACTAAATTTTTGAATAAATTTAATGGGTTCAATGACTGAAAAAGAAAAAGTAATATATAATAATTTTTTAGAAATTAGTAAAAAGGTAAATAATAAACCAGTTAAGTATAGAAAGAATTTTGATAATTTTCCGGATGAAAATTATATTGTAGTTAATAAGCTAAGTGCATTTTTTAATAAATTTCAGCATTTAAAAATAAAAGACTTTTTTGAAGCACCGTATTTTGTATATAACGAAAATTATTTTGATTTAAAATTTTATTTGAGTCAAAAAGCGATAAAAGCTTATACTTTATATAATGATAAGTTTTTACTTAATAATCCGGATGACGATAAAACTATCTTGAAAATGCAAGAGTCGGTTAAATTCATTTACAATTACTGTAATAGTAATAATATTGATATTAAAAATTATTTAAATGTAAAAGAAGGTGAATATAATGTTTTTCTTAAACATGTAAAAAATAGAGACGTTATAATATTCATATTATTTGCATTTAACAATTTTGAAAAAATCTTATCTTCAATTGATACGGAGATTAAAAATATGTATAGTTCTAACTTTTCAAGACTCAATTATATTAGGACAAAATATTATTCAAGTTCAAAAGCTAAAAAAATAATTAATAATTTTAAAATATTCGTTGAAAAACAAAAAACATAATCTATAATTAAAATATGAGTAATATAACAAGTTCAATGTTCGATAGTATTAAGTCTGCATTAGCAGCAGATAATGATAATAATAATAGTGCAATAGGTGATATCTTAAAGACACCTCCTGGTAATACTTTTACAGTAAGGTTATTACCTTACGCGAAAGATCCTTCCAAGACATTCTTTCATTATTACCAACATGGTTGGAATAGTTTTGCAACTGGTCAATATACTAGTGCTATTTCTCTTCAAACCTTTGGTGAAAGAGATCCTATTGCTGAAGAGCGCTATAAGATTCTTCGTACTGGTAATGAAGAAGAAAAAGAAAAGGCTAAGGCAATTATGCGTTCTGAGAAATGGTTAGTTAATGTTTATGTTGTTAACGATCCTGTTAATCCAGAAAATAATGGTAAGGTAAAGATGCTTCGATACGGTAAGCAAATTCATAATATTATTACCGATGCTATTGAAGGGGAAGATGCAGCAGAGTTAGGTCCTCGTATTTTTGACCTAGGACCTAACGGTGTTAACTTTAGAGTAAAGGTTGAGAAGCAAGGTGATTTTCCAACTTACGTTTCGTCAAAGTTTGGTATGCCGAGTGCAATTGATAACTTAGACGAAGATAAACATGAGGTAATTTATGATAATGTGTTTGATCTAACTAGTGTATTTAGTGTTAAGAGTGTAGGTGAGCTTAAGACTATGATGGATGAGCATTATTATGTAAGAGATGCATCAGCAGATAATAACGTTGTTAAAGACGTAGTTGTTAATACACCTATTGAATCTGCACCGGTAGCAACTCCTGTTACTGAAACTAAAAAAGATGATAATGAGGATGAAGTTCTAAAAGAGCTACTTGAAGGTCTTGACGTATAAATAATAAAATGGCTGACGGACAACCAGAATTAATACCAATGCCTGATATGTCAGGTGATGGTGAAATGCCACAATTATCAAGACAGCTTTCACCGGATGAAGAAAGAGCTGCCTTACTTAACTTCATGGGTAATATGTACGGTGAGGCTAAAAAGATGGATGGTAATATAGTAGGACCAACCAATACTTTACAAAGGGGTAAAAGCGATGAGATAAAGAAACAAATTGAACAAGTCTATACTCAACCTCAGCAGCCTGTACAACAAGTGCAGGCTGCACCAACCCCTCAACCTGAGGTACAACAACCAGTCGTGCAGGCTCAGCAACCAGTCGAACCGGTACAACAATTACCAGTTCAACCACAAATTGATGATAATCAATTAACATTTAGTTTTGATGTAAATGAGAAAGATGAACTGTTTAATCTAGTTGAAAAGGTATTAACACGGGTAGATAAGTTACATAGAAAGGTAGATGAGATGACTGTTGTATATAAAGAGTTTACTGAGACATATAAAGAAGTATATGCAAAAAAAAAATCTACCGTCAAAAAAACAGCTAGAAAAAAAGAGGAAATCTAATATAATAGATTTAGTTTATGGGTTATTTAAAAATAAAAAATAAAAAAGACTTTGTATCTAACTTTTTAGTACCAGTTTCAAATCTTAACGATGCATGCATATTATCTATCGAAGGTAGTAGAATAAATTGTACTTTATCATCTGCTGATGCAACTATAGTATGTAGAACTTCTATTGAAATCGAAACTGATTTAGAAGATAAGACTACTTTAAATTTACCAGATATTAAAAAGCTTGTTAGAGTTTTAGATATTATACCATCTGTAGATATCAAATTACAAATTAATACAAATAATATTGCTTATAATAATAATGGTTATAAATTTAAGTATCATTTACTAGATGATGGTATTATTAAACAACCGAAATTAAATGTTGAAAAGATAAAGCAATTAAATTTTAATAATAACTTCACAGTAAAAGAAAAAGAACTTAATACTTTATTTAAAGGTAGTACGTTTGCTACTGAAACGTCTAAGGTTTATATATACGAAGAAGATCATAAAATTTATAGTGAATTAGGTGATAGATCTAGACATAATTCTGATAACTTTGTATGTTTAATGAGTGAAGAATATGAAGGTAATATTGAAAAGCCTTTACCTGTAAATTTTGATTCATTTAGATTAATTAGCTTCGGTGGAAGTAGAGAAGTTAAATTTAATATTAATACAGATATGGGTGTTATTACTTGCGATTTTAAAAAAGGTAATACTCAATTGATTTATATTATTTCAGCATTAATTAATTAGTATATGAAAAAAGATTGGTCCGAGCATAAAGTGAAAAATAAAATTAAAACTGCTGGTTATTTTATTAAGAGATTAAAAGATAATGGCTTTGTAGTTCTTAAAATGTTTAATGCATATTCAGATGTCGATCCAAGAAGATGGACAGTTTTAGTAGATCCAGGGTACCATAGTGTTTATATAACATGTTTTACTAATAAAGATGAAAAAGGTGACGTTTTATTCGAATTCGATGATGGTGGAAACAATTTTAATAAAGGTTTCTATTTAAAAACAGATAGTATTGAAGTGGTAGTTAACCAGTTATTAGAGAAGGGTATTAATAATAACCCTGCAAATAACCCGTTCAGCCGTATTAAATAATTTAATGAGTGACGAAGATTCAGAAAAAAAGAGTAAAGAAGAAATCGTCGATAAGCCAATAGATCAAGAAACTGAAAATTTGATTAGAGATGCTTTAAAGAATTTCGTTACTCAAAAATTTAATAACCGTAAAACTGATAATGAAATAGAAGCAATGGTTTCAACATGTGCTGAATTTATGAAATGTTTCATAATTATGGGATATGATTTTAACGGTAACTCAATAAAACCTGTTTTTTATGCTAAAAATGATATTGATGCTGATGCATTGAACCAGTATATACAAAAATTTATAATGAGTTCTTTACATTGATTTTTGGTAATTTTATACTATAATATAGTATATGAATATAGCTATACTCGGATCAGGGTTTATTGGTAAATATCTTAATAGTTACCTTTCAGATAACCATCTTACATACCTTCTTAACCAGACAGACGATCAGTATCACGTACCGTATCGTCTTCGAGAATTTATTAAAACGCATAAAATTGATGTTATAGTTAATACATGTGGATATACAGGTTACCCTAACGTAGATGCATGCGAAGATAATAAAGCTTCGTGTACGTTATATAACATTACAGTGCCGCTAGTAATTGAAGAAGAGTGTAAAGCTGCAAATGCTAAATTTATTAACGTGAGTTCTGGTTGTATATATACCGGTTACGATAAAGATTATGTAGAAGACGACGAACCTAATTTTGGTATATATAATCCCGATTCTAGTTTTTATAGTAAGACAAAGCATTTAAGCGAGATGTTTTTAGATAAAGACTTTACTAATATTATTCGTATTAGAATGCCAGTTACAGGTAAGATGGACCATAAGAATCTTCTTTCTAAACTTAAGAAATACAATAACATTATTAACTTTAAAAATAGTAAAACTGATGTAGGAAGATTATGTGAGTTTGTTGAGGTAGTTGCAGAGAATTTTAAACCAGGTATTTATAATGCAGTACATAGTAATACTTTATCAACAAAAGAAGTTACAGATATTATGACTGAATACGGTTTGCAAAACGATAAATGGGAATTTGTACCGTATGAAGATTTACCAATCAAAGCTAATAGAAGTAATTGTGTATTAGATAATAGTAAAGCTAAGAGAGACTTTGATTTTGATTTTGGAGATGAAGAATATTATATTAGACTTAATTGCGCTATTTTACAAAAATCAGAATTATGGCAAGAAAAGGTATAATTTTAGCTGGTGGTAACGGTACAAGATTGTACCCGCTAACATATAGTATCTCAAAACAAGTTTTACCAGTTTACGATAAACCGCTATTACTATATCCCATACAGACGGTGTTGGATGCTGGTGTGGATGAAATTATCTTTATTATCAAACCAGATCAGTATTATAATTTTAAAAAATTAATTAAGAAGCTAGACTTACCAGTAAAAAAGAATATTGTAATGCAAGAAGACCCTAATGGTTTAGCGCAAGCATTTATTTTAGCAGAAGAATATATTAAGGGACATTCAGTTGTATTAGCTTTAGGGGATAATATTTTTTATAGCGATACATTAAACGAAGATCTTGCAAATATCTTACCAGATGAAAATATTATATTTGGTTATGAAGTTAATAACCCGAATGCATATGGAGTTGCTGCTTTTGATGATGATGGGGTATTAATTGATGTTATTGAAAAACCCGTTGATGCACCAAGTAATTACGCTATACCCGGCTTATACTTCTTCGATGATACAGTCATCGATAAAGCAAAGAATTGTAAGAAAAGCAATCGCGGTGAATACGAAATCGTCGATGTAATTAAGCAGTATATAGCAGAGAAAAATATTAGCATTTATAAATTGGATAAAGGAGCTGCGTGGTTTGATTGCGGTACAATTGACGATTTATTAGATGCTGGTAATTTTGTAAAAGCTATACAAACGAGAACAAATAATAAAATTGGTTATGAAGCAAAGTAATGATGGAAGAAATATTTTAGTAACCGGCGGTTACGGATTTATAGGAGGTAATTTTATCCGATTTATTAGAGATAATTTCCCGCAGCATCGTATAGTGTGTCTAGATAAAAACGGGTACGCGTCAAATAAAAAATATGTAGCTGGTTTATGTGATAAAGAATATACATTTAATTTAGTAGATAAAAAGAAGCTAGATATGCTTTTTGAGACAGAAGATAAATTTGACTATATATTCCACTTCGCTGCAGAGTCTCACGTCGATAATAGTATTAAAGATCCGTCTATTTTTATACAATCTAATGTAGTGGGTACGCAGAATTTACTCGAGTGTTTCCGTAATGCAAAATACGGTAAGATGGTACATATTTCAACTGATGAGGTTTACGGACATTTAGGGTTTAATGACCCCTCATTTACTGAGTCGACTCCGATTGACCCTCGTTCTCCATATGCTGCTAGTAAGGCATCAAGCGATCTCTTATGTAACGCGTACATTAATACATTTAATTGCAATATTAGTATTACTCGATGCTGCAATAATTACGGTCCTAATCAGCATAGTGAAAAATTCATACCGACCATTATAAAATCACTTAGTAAAAATAAGAAAGTACCAATTTACGGTGAAGGTTTAAATATCCGCGAGTGGATACACGTGTATGATCATAATTTAGCTGTTTGGGCAGTCGCGACAAAAGGCAAAAATGAAGTATATAACATCGGGTCTGGATTAGAATTTACAAATATCGAATTAGTTGATAAAATCTGCAAGATAATGAATAAGGATTTAGATAAAAGTGCGGTGTTTGTCGAAGATAGACTTGGTCATGATTTTAGATATAGCATTGACTGCAGTAAGATTCAAGAAGAACTATTTTTTGAACCTTTATATACTGATTTTGACAGTCAATTAGAAGAATTAGTTAAGATTTATGCGCAAAACTAAAATAAATTCAGGAAATGTTTATGCATGTCACCATGGACCATATGCAGGTCAGTTATTTGCGTTTGTATGTAGGGATAAAAAGGAACAGACGTATAATTTTCTTAGGATGCCTGATATGAAAACAACGAAAATACCGCAAAAGGATTTCGACGAGGGACTTGACAAGGATATTATTAAATTCGTTGAAAAGGTACCAAAATATGTTAATAAAGTCATAACAGCACAATATAAAAAAAATGAAAATACTAACAATTGACGGTAATAATTTAGTTCACCGAGTATATTGGGTAGCTAAGAACATTAAAAATGTGTCAGAAAACTATCATGTTTATATGTTTCTGAATAGTGTTAAAAGTTATGTTGAAATGTATCAACCAGATAAGGTTATATGTGTGTGGGACGAAAAACCTGACTATAGACTCAATAAACGTAAGGAACTTCTAGAAGATTATAAAGGAAATCGTGATCCAGAATACGGTAAAGAGGTGCATGCAAAGAACGAAATCATTAAGGAAATGTTAAATACATTAGGTATACCATCAATATTTCCTAGATCATACGAAGCTGATGATGTTATTAAGATAATAAACGATGCTTACGATAAACTTACTAAGACTAAATTTCATATTACTAAAAAATTATTTAAACATATTATCGTTACTGTAGATAAAGATCTTTGTCAATTAATTTCTGGTAAAGTTTCAGTATATGACCCGATAAGAAAGGTGGAAATTAATAAAGGTAATTTTAAAGAAATATTAAAATATGATATTAAAGATTTTATTAAAGTTAAAGCATTAACAGGTGATAAAAGTGACAATATTCCTGGTTTAAAAGGTTTCGGTAAAGTAAAAATAGATAAATTTTTTAAAGGTGAAGTTAATTTAACAGAAGAAGAAGTTAAAATATATAAAAGAAATCTTGAATTAGTAACATTAACAGAAGATAGAGATGAAAGAGATTATGTTTTAAATCAATTATCTGAATGTAAGAGTGAAACTGATTATGATCAATTTAAAAAATTAAGTAAAGATTATAATTTAAGTCAAATTGTTAAAAACGACACAAAATGGTATACAACATTTTTTCAAAAAAATAGATTATTAGAGTTACTGTCATAAATAATTGTATGCAAGATCAATTTATAAACCCGCAGCAAATACGTTCTCCATATACCGGGGAAACGGTAAGACCTGTTTTCAATACATACGATGCTAATGGTAAAACTTATGAACAAGCTGTTATGTCTGACCCAGTTACTGGTCATATAATTAAAAAAGGTTTAGTATCTATTAAAGATGCTAAGACAGGTGAGCTTATACAAGATTATAATTCAGCTTTATCTGATAGTAATACTACACAAAGTAGGGGTTAGACTTGAAATATAATATATTGCATTTATAATTAAAATGTGATAGTTATACCAGAGCAATATGTTGTAAACGTTTTATATGAGAATATCTATAAGATCTCATATAATAAATACAATAAATCGTATAATGGTTGTTGCCCTATTTGTAAAGAAGGTAAATCGTGGGGTAAGAAAAAACGATTTTATTATATACCGGAAAATGAGTTAGCATATTGCCATAACTGCGGGTATAGTAAAAAGGCCCTAACATTTATAACTGAAGTAACGAATAAATCTTTACATGAAATTATAAATGAAGTTAAAGAGTTTGATATAGAGATTTTACCTATAGAAGAACCTGAAGAAGTTAAAAAGGTAATAGATAAGAGTTTACCAGAAGATTGTATTAACTTATCTGATCCTAGTCAAGTAGAATACTATAAAGATAATGCAGCAGTTATAGCAGCTTTAAACTTAATTAAAACGCGTAAACTAGATAAAGGTATTAATAAGCCTAAAACGTTTTATATATCGTTAAAAGATATAGTTCATAAAAATAGACTAATCTTACCTTTCTATGATGAAAATGGTGATATTATATTTTATCAGTCCAGAGGGTTAACTAAAAAGGATTTATTTGAAAGACCGAAATATCTAAGTAAAGTGGGTGCTGAAAGAAGTTTATATGGTATGCAAAATATAAATTCAAACTTAGATAACGTTTTTATATTTGAAGGTCCGATTGATAGTTATTTTGTTGAAAACGGTTTAGCTACTTGCGGTATTACTGAAAAGAGTAACAAAATGTTTACAACATTACAATTACAACAGATCAATAAACTAAACTTATATGAAAAAATTTATGTATTAGATAACCAATACTGTGATAAAGCAGCTTTAAGTAAAAGTATTATATTGGCTGATAATAATGAAAAAGTTTTTATATGGCCTAAAGAATTAAAGCAGTTTAAAGACTTTAATGATATATGCGTAGCTGGTGATAAATACAAAATAAAACCTGAATTTATATTAAAAAATACTCATTCAGGTCTTAAAGCTAAATTATTATTAACTGAGATTAAAAATAGTTAGTTATATTAATTGATCTGACCACGATACCCGTACTCGTCGCGTATAACACCTAAAAACGAACCTAAATTATCCTTCGTTAAGCCTTTTACGAGAAACTCGAGCTCTTTATCGTCAATTGAATCGGCAAAATTAGTAGCAGCGTCAATAAAATTATCAAATTCGCCGATTGTTTCTGTTTTAGCAGGTACTAAATCATCATCTAATCTACCACTTTCTGGGTCTAATTCATTTTCAGCTAGAATTTTAGTTTTAGTATAAGCTTCAAAAATTAAGTTTTGATCCGTTTTCATAATATTATTTAATTAAAATGGGTAAAGTCTAGCAAGACTGGTAAACACCTCTTGAGGGTCAAAATCATTATTATCTATTTTATCAATTTCCATTAATGCATCTTCAAATTCAAGTAATATAGGCTTTAAAACTCCTATAAGTTTAGGCTGACGTCTCATAAGCGATTCAAGTCTTTCGAAAACAGAAGGTTCTTCAACGTCATAGTCAGTATTACCAAAATCTTCATTATCTTCTTTAAACGTACCCATGGGCCTTACATGATCGTCTATAAGTGAACCGTATGCTTTTCCCAATACAGGGTCATCCGCATAAGGCTCTTGATTTAATATATCGACAACATCGAATACCTGTGAAAGTATTTGATTAATCTTGTCTTCTAATTCTGGTACTTCTTCTTTAAGTTGGTCTAGTAAATTTACAGCACCTTTCCCGTCGTAGTTTTCATTAAGAGTTTTATTGCTAATATAGGCTTCAAATATTGTATCGAATTTACTTTTCATATTATTATTTATAAAAGTTAGTTAAAGTTAATTAAATTTATACTTTGGATCGTTAGCACCTGCTAAATAACCTTTAAGAATTTCACTGAGTGATGAGACTTCCATTGCTACTCTAGCAATTTTTTTAGTTTCTGCATTTGAGATACTGTCAAAAATTGTATCTGATGACGCGGCATTTAATGAAGTTTGTATACTATCTGTTGTACCATTAAGGTAATTAGAAAACTCATCCATTTTTATAATCCAACCGTTTAATTCTTCAAACATTTGTTTTGATTGGGTATTAATTGGATCTTCACCTGTAGCTGGTGCATCTACGTCAAAATCTTCAGGAGACGTTTCAGCATCAAGTGTAGAAGCCATTGCTTCTTGATCTGTTAACTCGGTATTTTCATCATCTTGTTCAGATAAAAACTTTTTAAATCGTTTTTGGTATAAGCTCATACTATTATTTATAAATATTTATATGCAATCATACAAAAAATTTAATGACTTCGTGAAAATATTAAAAGAAGACCCGAGTCAAGAGATGATGCCTGACGTTGCAAGAGATGTATCCGGGCAGAAAACCGAATATCCGTCGCAGCCATCCAGTGTTCAGGATATTATGAGCAAACAAAATCGAACCGATATTGCACCAGAAAATATACCTTATCCATTAAATGAATTCGACGACGTAGCATCTAGTGCTTTCGTTGCACTACAAAATTTAGAAGAGCTTTTAAAAATTGCAAATACCAACGAAGTAATTAAAAATAAAACACCTTTAGATTCTATTGGTAAAGATATTGTTAAAATGAAAGGTAATTTAGTTGATATTACAAAAAAGGTTAGTAAAATAAAGTAATGAGAAAATTATTAACGTCAATAACATTAACTTTATTAGTTAGTGGTTTGTTTGGTATAATATTCAAGGATTGGTTAGTGTTTATTTTAGCTACAATATTGCAAGTATTATTCTTTTATTTCTTCAACACTGTTTATGAAAATTTTCTTATAAAGAAAACTTTAGAGGTAAACGCAGAAATAAAAAAACTAGAATTTGATAATACTATCGAAGTTACATGTCCTTGCGGTGCAAGACAAAATGTAACACTATCAATTGGAGAAGATACGATTTATCGTTGTCAAGAATGTAAAAATGAAATTAGAGCTGCTGTTAATATAGGTACAGCAATGGTTACAACGCCAATAATAGCTGATAATGGAAAAATTTAATAAAATTATTAAAGAAGTACCAAATGGCTTCGATAGACCTGAAATAAAAAAAGAAATTGCGTCAGAGGATATTATCAACTTTTTTAAACAAGATGATAATGTAAAGGAGAAACAAATACTATCGGGGAGAGTTTATCAGAAAAATAAAAAACTTAAATCTTTTGAAACTTTTTTTAAACTACTTGAAGAGGAAATCTCTAAAATAGAATCAAAAAATAATAAAGATTTAGATAATTCTTTTTTTAATTTAAATAAAAAGATTCTTTCTTCTAATTTATATAATATAAAAGAAATTATAAATTTATACAGTATAGATGAAGATAGATTAATTTATTTTTTAATAGGAACTGTGATACAATCTATATATGATAAAAAAGACTGATGATATTATTCAAGAGTATGGTATAGATTTTGTTGCAAGATTTGCATGTTTATATGAAGGTGTTAATGTAGCTTGTAGTAGGGCTGAAAGAATTGGTTATGATACAGAACGTAGTTCAGCTTGGATCAAACCTACCGCATTCCAAAAATATGTAGATGAACGTTACCTAGATATGAAACATGATATTCAATTATATTTGAAAGGAGTAGATACTGATGCAATTTATCCCTGGGACGAAGTTTATAAATAGAACTAAAAGTAATACTAAATTATTCACATATAATAAAATTTATATACTTCAGGATGTAAAAATATTGCCTGATAATGAATATGTTACGTATGTATTTAACGTAGATGGTAATCTAAAAGAAATAAATTTTAAATCGATTAAAGAGGCTGATGATTGGTTAACAACTATTATTTTTTAATAGTAATCACCATAGACATCGGTATCATTTCTTGACATATCAAATACATCTGTCTTACTGACACCATCGATGTTATATTCATCGTAACCATCTTTCTTAGTTTGACTTTGCTCATTTTCGCCTCCCGATAATCTTCCAGCAAATGAATCTTCATATACTTGATAATCACCAGAAACAGTTATATCTTCAAGACCGATTGTTTCACATGTTTCTGTCCCTAGACCGTTAAAATCCTCATTACCCAATATTTTAGAGCGATCTATACTAGACTCTACCGGTAGATTTGGTTCAAAGCTATAATCTAGACGCTTAGCTTTTATTAAAAATACATAATGACCTTGCAAGGTGTTTATTTGAGATATATCTTGGTCTAATTTCTGCGTTATCTCGAAATATTTTGATTGTCTATTATTAGGTCTATCATCACCATATTCAGTTAATTCAAAAACGTCACCTGCTTTTGGTTCCACAACATTATATTGTGTATCATAAACAGAACTTAAAGTATAAAAATCATTATAAAAAGAATCTATATGTATGTAAGCTGTTATTTCATCATCACTTTCAAATCCAAACTGTGAAAGAGTAATAGCATTTTCATTTAACGTTACAGCTAATACTATTTGTCTTGGATTTGCAAATGTTTTTGTAGTTTGTTCACCATAAAAATTATCAGCACTTAATACATTATACGTGTTAACAAAATAATTTACCTTCACCCCAAATTGATTTAATTGTTCTCTCCACCAATTAGAAAATAGTACACGTTCACTTGACTGTATAGCTTTATCAGTAAATCTGTAACAGGTTTCATCAGTTTGCACTAAACCGGGGTACTCATTATTATAATTTGGTTGGCTCATTTTCTATTACAAATTTATTTAGTTTATTATCGAAATATAGTTTGATACCTGTACTTCCTAATTTTTTAACTTCACCTTTAAAAGGTATAACGTTATATTCTTTTCTTATATAATTAAGAGTATTATTATCACATATTTGTTTACCTCTTTTTTGCCTTATTAATTCTATTTTAGGGTTTTTTGTGGGGTCAGTTTTAACATAATCAGGAACTATATTTTGATGCTTTCTCATATATCTTGGGTCACCAGCACCGGGTATTGCTCTTCTATGTCTATGATTGGTAAAAAAAGTAGAAAACGGGTCCATATTTATATTTAAGCAAAAAAAAGCACAACCAAATTAATGATTGTGCTATTTAAATTATAATTTTATTTTACTGGATGAAATCTTGACCTTGATTTAAAGTAACTTTATTTTTTTTACTTTGTAAATGTGCTTTCTTATCACCTAATTCTTTTGGTTCACCTTCTTCATATTTTTTAGTTGAACCAGAAGCTTTTTTACTTTTTGGTTTAATTTTACCAACTTTATTATTACCAGTCGATGTTAAACCGTGTCCTGCTGAATCTGGAACTGCTTTAAGCTCTGTTGCTTCGTCAACCGTTTCATCTTCATCTTCATCTTCATCTTCTTCAGCTTCGTCGAAAGAATTAAATCCTTCTTCACCTTCGTAATCTTCTTCATCATCACCGTCTTCATCTTCTTCACCCATTGCTGCTTGTAATAAATCGCAAAGTGATTTAGCCATCTCACGATCAAGAGTAACTGTTACATCACCCTCACCTGTTTCTTCAACTTCAGTATCAATACCGAGTGCGTCTAATTCCTGTGTTTCTTGATCAGGGTTCATTTCTTCACCCATCACGTTTTCAAATAGTTTATCAAAAGTAGATTTCATGTAATTATTTATACTCTCTTTTACCTTTTTCTCTATTTTTTTATCTTTTTTAGTATATTTCTCGGAAGAATAATCAGCACTATTATATAACTCATCTTCTTTCTTAGCGGTTTTAGGGTCGATAGGTTCATGAAAACCATCTGCATTTTTTGGTCCTGATGATTTATCATCTTTAAAACCTTTTTTAACGTCATTAGCAATGACAGGTTTTTTACCAGGTTTGGTACCAAACTTAGCTGCTTTTTCACCTGGTACATTTTCAGATAGAATATTTTTATTATATGTATTCCATATTTCGGTTAGAGTATTTACTCGAGTCATGTAAATATTTATAGTGAAATGATTAAAAATAAACAAAACTATATGAATAATCCAAATCTGCCCACGACTGGTGCAGAGTTTGAATATACACCAACTATGGTGAAAGACTTAAAAAAATGTCAAAAAAACATTTTACACTTTGCTGAAAAGTTCTTTTATATCATATCTTTAGATGAAGGTAAAAAGACTATTGACCTTCATTACTGTCAAAAAAGAGCACTTCGTAAGATGAGAGATAATCGTTTCTTTATATTACTAGCAAGTCGACAAATTGGTAAAACAACTATGATGACTATCTACGCTCTATGGGTTGCATGTTTCAATGATGATCAACGTATTCTTATTGTAGCTAATAAAGAAGGCACTGCATTAGAAATCATGAGTAGAATTAGACTAGCGTATGAGGAGTTACCTAACTGGTTAAAACCTGGTGTAAAGGAATATGGTAAAACGTCTATTGTATTAGCAAATGGCACAAGGATTGGTATATCTACAACAACTGGTACTGCAGCTCGTGGTCAATCTGTAAACTGTTTAATTCTTGATGAGCTTGCTTTCATTGAACCGCATCTGGTTGATGACTTCTGGAAATCTGTTTACCCTATCGTTTCATCATCTAAAAAATCTAAAATTTTTATAGCATCAACAGCTAATGGTACTGATAATCTTTTTTATAAGCTATATTCAGGGGCTGAAAATGGTGAAAATGATTGGGCTTGCGATAAAATTTTATGGAATGAAATACCAGGTAGAGACGATAAATGGAGACAACAAACTATTAATAGTATTGGTAGTAGAGAAGCATTTGAACAAGAATTTAATTGTGAGTTCATTTCTAGCGGTGAGAGTTCGGTTAATAATGAACTATTTGAAAAGTTAAATAGTAAAACTGTTGAACCGAAATTTGTATTCGATAATGGTAAATATCTTTTATGGGACGAACCTAAAGAAGATGGTATATATATAGCAAGCGTCGATACTGCTGAAGGGTTAGGTAAAGATGCGTCAGTAGTTCAAATATTAGATTATACCGATTTAACCAACATTCAACAAGTTGCAGTATACCATAACAATGAAATATCACCTTATAATTTTACTGAAAAAGTTTACGAAATTTTACAACATTGGGGTAATCCTCTAGTTTGCGTTGAGAGAAATAATAGCGGAGGTCAAGTAGTTGATATACTTAAAAATACCCACGATTATGAAAATATAGTATCGTGGGGTGGTTCATTAGCTAATAAGAAAAAACAGCAATTAGGTATTATATCACATACAAATACAAAATATAAAGCTGTTACCAATATGCGGTATTGGATTAATGAACTTGAATCGGTTCAGATAAATGATAAAAGAACAGTTAAAGAGTTGAGAAACTATGTAAAAGCAGCGAACGGTACATGGAATGCAAAGAAGGGACATCACGATGATTTAGTCACCTCACTAATGTGGAACTTAATCATACTTGATAATGATATAGTAGAAACGTATTTTGAGGTAACGAAAAAGGATACAAATAATAGACCTTTAGAGTTACAGCAAATGGATTATGGCATTAAATACTTTATGAACCCGACTTCTTTATATACCAATGAAAAACAAGGGTATCAAAATACATTACCGGTTATTATAGGCAACGCTTCTAATACTAATAGTGAAATAGATCAATTACAAATGCAAGGCTTTAAAGTATGGCAACAATAAATCAATCCCAATTCAATAAAAGTAGATCAGATAAGTTTTTACTTGTTTTAAATTTACCCCCTATATTAAAAGATATAAGTGAGCAATATCTCGGTGCAAGAGAAAATACAGTAATCATTGAAAATAGCTTACAATTTTCAGTTTACGGTTCAGTTGTACCTTCAATACGAATACCGGAAGAAAATCTTGGATATGCAGGTCAGTCATTTAAAGTTTCAAAACATACAAGACCAGCTTATGAAAATGTTACTGTAAATTTTACCATTGATAATGAATTTAATAATTATTGGGTAATTTATAAATGGCTTGACCTTTTAAACGATGAAAAGGAATCTCATTTTAACGGTAAAGATATTTTTAAGACACCTAACGTATCTCCTAAAGAAAGAAATCAAAATAAAACGTTAACTTCACCCGATTTATATCAAACCGATATAACTTTATACGCGTTAGATGAATTTGATAAAAATAAAGTTAAATTTGTATACACAAATGCGTTTCCCGTGAATTTAGGTGGGATCGACTTTAGTTACCGAAATGCTGATGAGATCGAAACTACTTTTGAATTTGCATTCTCTCAGTTATTAGTGGAATTGGTATAATTTTTTACCTGGGATACCATAAATAATAGTATATGGCACGTACAATACAATCTCCCGGTGTAGAAATTAGAGAAATCGATCAATCTATAAGACCTGTAGTACCAGCTGGTACTAACGTATTAATAACTGGATTCAGTGATAGAGGACCTACTGATGAGGTAATTCAAGTAACTTCACAAAGTGAATTTGTTGATATTTACGGTGATCCTACAGTTCCTGCAGAATTATACTTATCAAATACAGCTAGAGCGTTATTTAACAGCCCTGCAAATGTTTTCGTTTATAGAATGCCTTATGGTACAGATAGAGGTATAGGATTTGGTAATAATTATAGTGTTTTAGCGTACCCTGCATCTGCAGTTTCAATTGATGATAGTGCATCGTCCGTAACACAACTTAATACTTTTAGTAATAGTGGTGCGTTATCAAGTACACGAACAGTATTAATTGGTGAACCAAAACACTACACAATAAGTCAAGAAACATATTTTAGAATTCAACAGAGAAATGGTTTCGAATGGTTAGATGAGACAGCAGATAATTTCAGCACATTGGCGGATTTAGGTAAAGCAGCTATACTTGTTATTAATAAAGCACAGACCACTATTGACCAATCTTTCCAAGGTTTTTATTTAGGAGCAATTGACAATACTAATTTAAACCCTGCGACAGATTTTGACGGTATTCTCAATATTAAAACACTTACCGAAGCTAATAGCGGTACTGAAAACAATTTATCAGTTGAAAGTTTTATTGATTTACCGTCAACTAGACTTGAAAATTTACTTTCATCTAAATCTGATAATAATACTAATACATTCGGTTATTCTGATGGTAGTATATCAGAACAAATGGAAAACTTAACTGATTTTGATATCTCATCGAACCAATTCGATGATACGTTATCTATCGGGTTATTCAGACTTAGAACAACACCTACCACGAATAATACTATTAAGTTATCGTTAAATCTTCAAGAAACAGTTGTCGGTTCAACTGATTATCATAGAAAAATTAATGACCCATTAGGTGGTGAACCAATTCCATTCAGAGTTGAAACGGAAGATCAATTACCTACGATGGATATTTTAATTAATGATTTCCTAAGTAATAGGACAGCTTCGACATATTTAAATGCAGATGGCATTCCTCGTACAAAAGTAAGATTTATAACAACTAAGGTGCAAGATGAGTTAAATAGTAATTGGCCAACGCTTTCTACAGCATTTGGTGGAACTATCAATACACAAGCTGCTCTTAAAACGGTAGTTGAAAGTGCTGGTAACAACTTACCTGGTACAGCTGATAGCTTATTTGCACTTGGTTCATATTCGTCAACAATACTTAGTAATAAAGTAATTGGTGATGTACCTCGAAAAATCGATAGATTATTAGACACTGTAGAAAATTCAGAAAGATTTGATATCGACATTACAGTCGATGGTGGTTTATCAACAATATATTCAACTGCACAAGCATTAGGTACTGATACATATGATGATATAGCAGCTGTTTCAGCAATTGATGGCTTTAGAGCAACTAGAGTAGATAATACTTCATTACAAAGTGATAGTATCGATTATAGAGGTTATTGGAATGATGTTATAACTAGATTCACAACATTTGCTGAATTTAGAAGAAAAGATCATATTTTCATTGCTGACTTACCGAGATCAATTTTCGTATCAGGTGAAAATTTCTTAACTTTGCAAGATAGTGATAAGAATTTCTCACGTGATGTGTTAAATCCAATTAAGGCATTTAGTTCACAGGTAAATACAAGTTACGCAGCTACTTACGGTCAATGGATACAGAGTACAGACACTGTTTACGGAGGTTTATCATATACCCCATCATCTGGTTATCTTGCATCTACAATGGCTAATACAGATGCTAATTTCGATCCATGGTTTGCACCAGCCGGATTTACAAGAGGTAGATTAATCGGGGCAACAGGTTTAGCATTAACACCGACACAAAAACAAAGAGATCAGTTATATAAGATTTCAGTTAATCCAATTACATCATTCCCAGTTGAAGGTCCAGTTGTATTCGGTCAAAAAACATTGCAAAAGTTACCAAGTGCATTTGATAGAATTAATGTAAGACGTTTATTCTTATATCTTGAAAAAGCAACTAAGAATACAGTTAGAAACTTTATATTCGAACCAAATACATTGTTAACAAGAACAAGAGTTGTAAATACTTTAACACCAATTTTTGAAAATGTTAAAAATACAGAAGGTTTATATGATTACCTAATTATTTGCGATGAGAGAAACAATACACCTGATATCATTGATGCAAATGAATTGAGAGTGGATATATACTTGAAGCCAACAAGAGCTGCAGAGTTTATATTAGTTAATTTCTACGCAACAAAAACAGGTACAGATTTCAACGAATTAGTTTAATAACAAAGTCATTTAATTAAATAATTACATGGCGGATACAAAAGTATCAAATTTAAACTCAATTACGGTTGCAGGTAACAATGATATATTGTATATTGTAAACTCAATTGCAGGTACATCTAATAAAATAACATTTTCTAATCTTGTAGGTGATAATATAACTGATCTTGATTCAAGAGTCTTAGAAATAAGCGGTACTTTAGAAAATGTATCATCATTTACTGGTAATATATCAACATTTGCATTTAAAACTGATACAAACATATTAAGTTCTAATGTATCAGAATTATCTGGAAATGTTAAAAATTTAAATATTGATAGTTCTGAAGTCATTGATCAAAGATTACCTTCAATTGAAGGGTTAATAAGACCAGGTATTACAAATAGTATTGTAATTGGTTCAACGACATTAACATTTTTAAGCGGAGTACTTCAATCTGTAACATAAAATTATGGCTAATAGAAAATTAACAGAATTACCCACTTTATCACCAATTACTTTTGATAATACCGATTTACTATATATAGTAGATGTACAAACAGATACATCCAAGAAAATCCCATATAGTCTTTTAGCAGGTGATAGTTTTAACGCTTTATCAGCTTACAGTTCGCAAAATACATTAAATGTGGATTATCTTTCTGGTAGTATTGATAATAATACTGTTAATATAGCAGCACTTGATGGTGGTGCAGTTTCTGTAGCAGCAGATATAGTATATCTAAGTGGTGAAATTGACAGTAATTTTAACACGTTATCTAATGAAGTTAATAGTAAAGCAAATCAAACTGATGTAAACATACTATCATCTAATGTTCAAGAAATAAGCGGAGTTGTCAAAAATTTTGATGACGATATAGGAGATTCTTTTACTAAAGCTGAAAGCACGTCTCAAGGTACACTCTCTCTTACTGCAAGTGATGATACAATAACCTCTGTAGATTTAGGTCTCGAAACTACTGATTCACCGGTATTTGCTGGTTTAACTGTAAATGGTGTCAACGTACCTAGTCAAATCAATACCAATACTGCAACTATTGGTAATATTCGAACATTATCAGGTTTTTCCGGCACTGTTACCACAGCTGCAGTGACTCAGACAAAGTATGTCAATATTGTTATAGGTGGTACTACATATAAATTATTATTAGCTGACTGATTAAAATTAGTTAAAATGAATAAATATTAATAACCATGGCACAAACAAGACAAACAATTCAAAATTTTTATACACAAGCTCAAACAAAAGATTTTGCAAGAGATAATCTTTTTAGAGTACTTAATATTAGCTTCGGGGAAGGTACAACTATCAGTTTTGATGAAGATGATTTAGTTTACGCGAAGACAGCTAGTTTACCTGGTAAAGAAATTACATCACAAGCATTACCATATATGGGTCTTAATTTTAACGTTCCTGGTGTTGCAAAATATACTGGAAGTGATGGGTATACAATTACATTTAGATGCGATGAAAGTTATGATTTAAGAAATAGATTCTTGCAAGTAATGAATGACACCTTTAATGATGCTGATAGCACTGGTAATTATTTCATGCCTACTGCTGATAGTGTCATTGATTTAGCTTTACTTGACAAAGAACTTGATAGAGTTGCGCAATTCCAATTAGTTGGGGTTGCTATTCAAAATGTAGGTGAATTAACTTACGATGTAACTTCCGATGGGACGGTGCAAGATTTTGAAGTTACTGTAACTTATCACTATTTTAGACAAACATCTTAATTAAAAACCCTTTTACGGTCCTAAAAGCTCTCTTCGTGAGAGCTTTTTTGTGTATAAATATATATAAATGCCTACTAAAATACTAAATTCAGTTAATAATGCTTTGAGAGGAGTAACAAACCCGGTTAACTCGTTAATCGGTGGTACATTAGCTCAACCGGGTTTATCTTTATTGGGTACCAATTTACCAGGTTCACCTTTAGTTAGTTTTAGAGATTCTTTTTTAAGAAGTTTAAGTCAATGGAATACTTCTATACCTCTCAATACCCAATTTATTGTTTTAATTGATAATTTCCCTCAAGGTCTATCAACAGAAGTTTTGCAGAACTTAGAACCCATAGTACATTCTACCGGTTTTGATATTAATTTAGCTAAGGAAACTACTACTAA